TACACCTAAGCCAACAACAACTGTCCTAGTAGCACCTCCATTCCCAGGAACCTCTGCCTTTAAGTCTGGATATAAAAACCAGGCCGCTATGATCGTAGAGAAGGCTTTAGAAAAGGCGGGATTGCTACCTAGCAACCTTGTCACAGGCACACTAACCGCAGAAGATCTGGCGCTGGTACCCGTTTACCAGAGCAAGTTCTCGGCCCTTAAAAAGGCTAAGGTCTTGGATGCGGCAACCTACGCCTCAATGATTAAGGAAGCTGGTGCGTAATGAAGTATTTCCAACGTATGTCTGACTGGGCGGCAACAGCCTTCGGGTCCCCTTGGTTCTTGATAGTCCACATTATCTTCTGGGCCTTTTGGATGACCTTTGCGGCATTTGACCCGTACCCATTCAACCTACTCACCTTAACCGTCTCGCTTGAGTCCATTCTCCTATCGGGATTGTTACTAAACGCCACTAACCGTTCAGGCGAAGAAGACCGTAAGATAATTGAGAAGGACCTAAAGCTGGACCACCACTCGCACAAGCTATTGACAGAGATCTGGGAGAAACTACACCATGGGGATCAAGCTTAACTTTTCAAGCCCTGCCCACGTAGCATTTGGCGGTACGGCCGCCCTGACTACTTGGGCAGCTACTGGCTTTTCTACTCAGCCAACACATCTCGGTGCAGTTGTGGCCGCAGGCCTTGCTGGTGTAGCATCTGAGAGTAAGGATCCGTCTAAGCCTAACGTTCAGGCGGACTCTCACATCATAACGCCGTATGCAAACAACATAGAGGAGTAGAAATGGCAAAGTTCACACGTTCAGAAGAAGTGCTCATTGAGCATTATGTTTACACAACCGCAACAGCTGCAGTTGTTTTGTGGCATGAAGGCCACCACAACATCCACACAGTCCTATGGGCAGCACTACTCGGAGTAATTGCTCCAGTCGTCGCAAAGCTGAACCCACGTGGCTCTGTAGCCAAGCTTGCTAAGGAAGAACACCTCAGTGCCTCAACCACAGCAGCGATTCAGACTGTGGCTGCTTCTGCAGTCGCAGATGCTCAAAAAGTAGTCGCTAAGGCTGCTATCGACGCTGCTGCAGACGTCGCTAAGTAAGTAATTACGCTGGGAGGTCAGGGTCACACCTGGCCTCCTTTCGTTTATACTAGTGACTTAACCAAGGAGTAATAAATGAAATGTGTTAACTGTTCTAATGAGGCGATCTACTCGCTGACTGACCCAGGAGTTAACCCTCTGGACTACTGTGGCCGTTGCCTACCTCCACACCTATCTGTGCGTGCAAATGAGGGCCGTATGCCTCTCCGCAAGATTGCTCAGCCTGCAAAGCCTAAGGCCCCAGAACCTAAGGAAGACTAATGAGAGTCGAGCGGATCAATGCCGTTCAAGCTCACTATGTCCCTAACCGCATTGTCTCTCCAAGAGGTCCGTTTCCTCCAGAGCTATTTGTAGAGCCTGAAATTGTCGACAATTACCTTCCAGCCTTTAATGAGGATGGTCAGGGTTTCGAACCTGGATCTACCGCTCAAAATAACTTTCAACCACCACGATGGCTTCGCTGCGGCGATTGCTATGAGCGAGTCCTAGAGACTGAAACAGAAGAACACATCTGCGAGGAATAATGGCTGACTTTATAAGCAATGATGATGCTCAAGCATTTAGAAACGGTATGCAACCAACCAGTGCGTACGACCCTAACTTTGAGGTAATCAACACTCAGCCTATTGATGAGCAAGCAGACCTGCAAGGCGGACATGAACTACCTCAGGGTATTCACTTCTTCCAGACCTCAACTACAAACCCAGCTCGCCCTCGTACACTTCGTGCTGGTTACGACACTACAGATGAAACTATGTACGTTATCTTTAATGACGGCACATACTGGTACTACTCAGGTGTTGATCCTCAAACCTGGGATGCTTTTAAGCAGGCTGAGTCTAAGGGCCAGTTCTTAAACGAGAACGGCTTCGACGCTGGAGTTTATGACATGGGACCTGTAGACTTGTCCAAGATGTCGATCTCACGCCGTGCAGCACTTACAGCTAACCTAGAACAAGCTCGTATGTTGCAGCAGCGCTATGGCGGCAAGGGAACATATAAGCGCCTTTATGGTAAAGGCCATGACTACCGCCTACGTGGCAGCGGAGGATTTAGAAAGAGATAACATGGAATCACTCGGACCAATATACGTAGACCTAGTTAAATATGGGCACCGCCGCTTCTGGCCTTTCATTGAAACTGGCTGGAGCCAAGAGATTGAAGAGCCTTATCGCAAAGGCTCATGTCTAGTATTTCGTGTACCATTTACTCGTCCAGGGTTTGCTATTGGTATCTTTACTGAGGAACTTCCAGAAGAGGAAGCCCTAACCAGAGCCATCAAATCCCACGTTCACGATGTGCCTTTAGAGGACCTTGAAGACTGGGGTAGCCCTAATAGCGGCTATGAGGGAGAATGGGTAATCAATGCTAAACCTTCTATTTAAGTGGCAAGCTAAGCGTGAGGCAAAGAAGCGCTGGGATAAGCCGTTTAGCCCTAAGATCGCTAAGCGCGTTCGCCAGATCCCTACAGCTGCTCTGCCTCAATGGGCTGATCAAGCAATCTATGAGCTTGGTAGAACTATGTCTGCGTATGAAAGATCTAGCGACCCTCATCTCTTAGAAGAAGCTCGTCGTGGAGCTGAAGCAGTCCACGCAGTTATAGAAGCAATTCATCAACGCACTACTATGTAGCCGATTAGCAATTTGTCGACAATTGATGTAAACTAATACCGCCTCGTTTCCTTCTCTCCCAAGTGGCATGAGGGCCTGGGTTTAACCGCCCAGGCTTCTTACTTTACTTTAGACTTTAAGTAACTGACACTGAATCGGACAACATGAGCGAATTTATAGATGAAGAAGAGTTTCTCGAGGACGATGAGATTCCCGTTGAGGAAGAGCTCGAGGAAGAGCTAGACGAACTCTCTAAGGAGTTTGTCAATAAGCTAATTGATCGAGTTATGCAATTCATGGCGGCATTCGTAGGCCATGACCTTCACCCTTACCAAGTCCCTCTGGCTAGACGTATTATTGAGTCAGTTATTATTAACGACGGCGAAGAGATAACAGCCCTAGCGGCCCGTCAGTCTGGTAAGTCAGAGACCATCGCTAATACCGTTGTTACCCTTATGGTTCTTATGCCTCGCCTAGGCAAGATGTATCCAGACCTTCTCGGCAAGTATAAAGATGGTATCTGGATCGGTATGTTTGCCCCCGTTGAGGGTCAGGTTGAAACCCTATTCGGCCGTGCCGTAAACCGCCTAACATCTGAGCATGCTAATGAGATCCTTGCTGACACAGAGATTGACGACAGCATCAGTAAAGTGGCAGGTGTCACACGTCAGATCAAGCTTAAGAACTCTGGCTCTACTCTCACAATGATGACCGCTAACCCACGAGCCAAGATTGAATCTAAGTCGTTCCATCTCATTGTTATTGACGAGTGCCAAGAAGCCGATGATTTCGTGGTATCTAAATCTATCTCTCCTATGTTGGCTTACTACTCAGGAACCATGGTTAAGACTGGTACGCCTACCACGTCTAAGAATAACTTCTACCGTTCTATCCAGCTTAATAAGAGACGCCAGACAGGCTCACGCGCTAGACAGAATCACTTCGAGTGGGACTGGCGAGATGTTGCTAAGTGCAACCCTAACTACGCTAAGTTCATTAAGCGTGAGATGCTTCGTATCGGCGAAGACTCTGACGAGTTCCAGATGTCGTACTGCGGCAAGTGGCTCCTAGAACGAGGCATGTTCGTTACCTCTACAGTTATGGACGAGCTTGGCGACACCTCTCAAGAGGTAGTTAAAGCCTGGCACCGTTCTCCTGTTGTAGTGGGCATTGACCCAGCCCGTAAGATGGACTCCACAGTAGTCACAGTTGTTTGGGTTGACTGGGATCGCCCTGATGAGTTCGGCCTCTACGACCACCGTATTCTTAACTGGCTTGAGATCCAAGGCGATGACTGGGAAGACCAGTACTTCCAGATCGTTAACTTCCTTTCTAACTACGACGTCCTAGCAGTAGGTGTAGATGCGAACGGTGTAGGCGATGCCGTAGCCCAGCGTCTAAAGATCCTACTTCCTAGAGCTGAGGTACATCCAGTAGGCAGCTCCCAGCAGGAGCAATCCAAGCGTTGGAAGCACCTAAAGCAGCTTATAGATAGACGCTTAGTAGGTTGGCCTTCTCACGCAAAGACTCGTCGTCTACGTACCTGGAAGCGCTTTTACCAGCAGATGACAGACCTAGAGGTTAAGTTCAATGGCCCTAACTTCTCTGCCGCTGCCCCAGATGAGGCTCACGCCCATGACGACTTTGCTGACTCTTTGGCTATTGCCTGCTCTCTAACTATGGAATTAGCTATGCCTTCAGTAGAGGTAAGCTCGAATCTATTTTTTAGTAGATAAGCCGTTTAGCCTTACTTACACCTCTTTCTGTAGCACACTTTAACTGAGGTCCTCAAACCCATATTTCAAGGAGTCATATATGACAATCGCACCAGATCCAAAGTTCCCAGAGAACTCTCCAATCGTTTACGATCGTAAAGTTTCTCCAGCTCTTCCAGGTCAACGCGGCCCACTTCGCTTCGAAGAAGGCCTAGCTACAGACACCGATATCCCTAACGAATTCTCAAAGGGTGCTGCCCAGGGTTACACAGCTGCTCCAGGTCGCCCAAACCGCAACGTCAACGTATTTGAGAAGTTCCCAGAAGAGACAATGCGTGAGCGTGCTCACGTTGGCTCAGCTGCATGGGTTGAAGCTCCTAACACACTTCAGGAGTTCTCAAACGGTGCTTTCGCTGATCATGGCGATAACCGCATCGAAGAGGTTATGCGTAACGGTTCACATCAGCAACGCCTTAACCCTGCTGTAGTTAACGACTAATCAAATAAGTTTCTTGCCCTCCGTATTCAGGTGACATGGCTGGCGGGGGCAAGAACCTATTAAAGGACAAACATGGCTCTGATTCAAGGACAAGAAGCTAAGGAAGCACCTAAGCAATACCCTGCTAATCCTAAGCTCTGGAACATGCTTACAACTCAAGCACGCTCCAAGTTCCGCGCCTACCCATCTCCAGCTGCAGCGCACTGGGTTCACAGTCGTTATCAGCAACTTGGCGGCAAGTTCGTCGATTCCAAGAAGCAGGTCGATCCAAAGATGCGCGACTACGCTCAAGAGCGTAAAGATAAGATCGAAGAGAAGCAAAAGAAGAAAGTAACTAAGCCTGTGGGTAAGAACCTTATCTATGGCGAGCGATATAGATAATAACTAGCTTAGTGTGTTACCATATGTCGACAAATAGATTTATTGAGAGGAAGTGTAAGTGCCAGCACTAAGTAGCAAGCGCACAGCTCCTCTCCTAGTGGACGCTGGCCTTGTGTTTGGCCGACTCACAGCCACCGCAGCTCTTTACCCATTTACTGAAGACATGAAAAGCATGGTTGCTACCGCCGTACGAGCATCACGTACAGCCCAGGCTCTGCCTGTTACGGACGGAAAGGAGGTGAGCGCATAATGTCAATTGATTTTTCACCACCATCCTACCGCGCAGCATCGTCGGATTTAACAATATCAATCAGCCCCCTAGGCCTAGTAGAACTCGCAGACGAAGAGTTCGAGGTGCACGGGCCACGCTTGAATAGATACTCGTTAAATTGGGCGATGTATTAGTTACCTAGGTCATCACTGGTCGTACCGCCGTCAAACAGGCGAAGCCCAAATGGCACTCAACTATTTTCGTGCCTTCTCAGATTTCATCATTAACTTCACCTTTGGCAAGGGCGTTAACTTCCGCTCACCTAAGGAAACAGAAGCTATTGTCCCAGACCTTCTAGAGCGTGTATGGGAAGTAGATAACAACAAAGCTACAGTTCTTTGGGAAATCGGCCAACAAGGCGGAGTATCTGGAGACTGCTTTATCAAGGTAGCTTACGAAGAAGCATTCGTGGATACCGCAGGCCGCGCTCACCCAGGCCGTGTACGTATCCTGCCACTTAACGCATCATTCTCTTTCCCAGAGTTCCACCCACATGATCGCGAGCGCCTCATCCGTTTCAAGTTGAAGTACCGCTTCTGGGGCACATCACTTGAAGGCACACGTCAAGTATTCACTTACACTGAAATCTTGACAGACGACACGATTGAGGAATACATCAATGACGAGCTCATTGACTCGCGCCCAAACCCACTGGGCACTATACCCGTTATACATATTCCTAACATTCGTATTTCTGGTTCTCCTTGGGGTCTCTCAGACTGTGATCAGATTATCAGCATTAACCGTACGTATAACGAAACGGCGACAGACATTGCGGACATCGTTAACTACCACGCAGCGCCAGTTACAGTTATTATCGGCGCTAAGGCGGCGCAGCTAGAAAAAGGCGCCAACAAGGTATGGGGTGGCTTGCCTAAGGATGCTCGTGTAGAGAACCTTGAAGGCGGCGGCTCTGGCCTAAAGCTTGGTCTTGAGTTCCTTGAGCTAATGAAGAAGGCCATGCACGAAATGGTCGGCGTACCTGAGACTGCTCTTGGTCAGGCTATGCCAGTATCTAACACATCAGGTGTTGCTCTTAGCATTATGTTCCAGCCTCTTATGGCTCGTTACCACCAAAAGATTATTCAATACGCTCACGGCCTAGAGCGCGTCAATGAGCTTATCCTTCTTAACCTTGCTGTTAAGGAGCCTGAGGTATTTACCTGGGATCCTAACTCAAGCACAACGCCTCTAAAGCCTGGTCAGCTTTCACAGCTAGATCCTAATGACCCTATTACTTTCCGCTCTTATGTTCACTTCCCACCTCCGCTACCACTAGACAAGCTCATCGTTCTGAACGAGATTCAGACCAAGATGTCCCTTGGCTTGGAGTCAAAGGAAGGCGCTTTGCGCCTATTGGGCGAAGAGTTCCCTGCTGAGAAGCTCACCGAGATCCGTCAAGAACTCATGGATGACGCTAAGGCTGATGGTGCTCTTAAGCTCCTACAGACCGAAATCAACAATGAAATTGCTTCCCTTACAGGAATGCTCCCTGCAGAAGGTGGTATGGCTGAGCCTCTACCTACTGGTCCAGAAGGAGAACCTGCAGTCCCTCAAGGCGGACCAACTCCGATCCTTGATGAGGCAACCATGCTGAACACAGCAGGTGAGGCGGCTCTACGTAACCGCCTAGTTACAGAAGCTTACGGCACCCAGATCCCACAGAGAAGGACGCCGCAAGACTACGAGAAGTAATGCAGTTTAGCCTGTATTTCTTTCTATGTAGGGCAAAATTAAATATACAACTAACGGTAGGTCATACGTGATACGGGCTTCGGCTCATTTGGAAAACGACCCAGAGGATAAGGACATATTATGTCAGAAACAGCAGAAGTTATGGCGGATGCCTTCGCGGCTGAAGCTAACACAGTTCCAGTAGTAAATGTGTCTGGCGTTGATGCGCAGACTGCTACGGAATCTCCTGAAGCACGTCCTGGTAAGACTCAGAAGTTTTATACTGAAGATGATCTAGCCAAGGTTCGAGCCCAGGAAAAGAACAAGCTCTATCCTGAACTTGAGAGCCTACGAGGAGAAGTCCTTGAGCTCAAAAAAGAGAAGGAAGCTAAGGATGCTGCTAAAGCTCAGCAACGCGCTGAAGAGGAAGCAGCTCTACGAGCTAAGCAAGAAGACGAGCTATCAGCTAAAGATCTTCTTAAGCTTAAAGAGCAAGAATGGAAAGAGCAGCTTGAGCATGAGCGTCAAGAACGCGAACGCGCTATCGCTCTTCTGGAACAAGAAAAGGCTTTTGCCGATCTACAGCAATACCGCCAACAGCGTTTAGAGCAAGAACGAGACAACATCGTCCCTGAACTGCTCGACCTGGTACACGGCAACTCTCGTGAAGAGTTGGATGCAAGTCTTAATGATTTGCAACAACGCTCTGCGAAGATCCTAGAGTCTGCTCAGCAGGCACTAGTTAACGCTCGTAAAGAAATGCCAGGAACAAGGGCAACCTTGCCTCCTGCTGGACCACTGGAAACTAATTCGGAACAACGTCAGTTTACGGCAGATGAGATCGCTTCTATGCCAATGAACGAATACGCTAAATACAGAAGTCGCCTATTGAGTGATAGAGCTCAGGGTAAGACATCGGGAATGTTCGGCTCAAAGTAACCCTAACCTCAACTCTATAGAAAAGGAACCATCTAAATGGCTTCAGGTATCACAGGTACCGGCAATCTAGCCGCGTCACCAACAGCCTACTCAGGCACAAACACCCAGCTCACACAGGCAATCCAACAGATCTGGTCTAAGGAAATCCTATTCCAGGCTATGCCAATCCTTCGTTTTGAACAATTCGCTGTTAAGAAGACTGAACTAGGTGTTGCACCTGGTCTCCAGATCAACTTCATGCGTTACAACAACCTCGGCTTTGCTTCACCATTGGTCGAAGGTGTACGTATGCAGACAAACGCTCTTACAGCTCAACAGTTCTCAATCACAGTAACAGAGCATGGTTATGCTCTTGCTGTTTCAGAACTTCTTCTTAACGCTTCATTCGATGACGTAATGGCTTCTGCTTCACGTCTTCTCGGTCGCAACATGGCTCTCTACCTTGATGGCCTTTCACGCGATACTCTCTATGCAGCTTCTTCAACACTTTACGGTGAAGATCGCTCATCAGTCTCATCTGCTGTCAACAACTGGTACGGATACGGCACATTCGCTACATCTCGTGCTTCAATGACAGGTTCTTCATACTTGACACCACACGTTGTCAAGGACACAGTAGAGACCTTGGCTACAAAGAACATCCCTCGTTTGGGCGAGACCTACGTCTGCTTCGTTCACCCTCACCAATCACGTACACTTCGCGACAACCCAGAGTTCATCGAAGTAACAAAGTACGCTGCTCCAGGCAACTTCATGCTCGGTGAAATCGGACGTTTGTACGATGTAGTCTTCATCGAAACAACACAGGTTCTCCACGTTCCTGGTGGTGCTGGTGCTAACTACACAGCTGACTCAACAGTCGCTAACCCAGTAGTTGTACCTGGCGGAGGATACACAACTCCTAACACCCTCACAGGTAACGGTTCATCTGACCGCTACAGCGCTATCTTCATCGGAGACAACGCTTTCGGTCACGCTATCTCTCTTCCAGTCGAGCTCCGCGATGGCGGTATCTTGGACTTTGGTCGTGAGCATGCGCTTGCTTGGTACTCAATCTTCGGACTTGGCCTAATCACAGACCAAAGCGTAGTAATTGCGGAGACCAATTAGCCTAAACAGTGATAAGATTCTCCTAGTAGGCAACTAGCCTGCTAGGAGGTCTTTTACACATGGCAGTAAAAGAAGGATGTCCGCAAGGACATAAATATACAGAAGAAAACTCTTACATAGATAAGAACGGTTATACCCACTGCAGAACTTGTCGCTTAGAGCGAATGAGAGAGCGCAGAAAGGATAACTTAAGGGTTGGACGTGGCGTTAATAACGCCTCTAAGACTGAGTGCCCTAAAGGTCACCCCTATGATGAAGAGAACACAATTACATATGTAAAGCCTAACGGTAGAACTAGAAGATGTTGCCGTGAGTGTGCCAGAGTAAACATGATTACCCAGAACGTTAAACGTTATGGAATAACCAAACCAGACTTCGAAGCACTAGTAGCATCACAAGATTCTAGATGTGCCATATGCAAAGGAAAGTTCTGGGATGAGGTCTCCTCTCCCCATATAGACCACGACCACACCTGCTGTAATGAGCAAATGAGGTCATGTGGCAAATGTATAAGAGGACTCCTATGCAGAGGCTGTAACCAAGTTCTTGGCTGTGCCAAGGACGACATCGAGACCTTAAAGGCCGCGATAAAGTACTTACGGTCAGGAACTCTGACTTTTTAACCGAGACAATACATTGGAGAATTATCATGGCAACACAGAAAGCAAAACCAACCGACGTTACTGGTCGTGCGCGAGAAGCTCTCGCTGAACAGTTCGCCGAAGACCAAGCGCAACGCGCTGGTGAGATGTCCCTAGCTACAGCTAAGGCAAGTGCACAGCTTGATGAAGTAATTGATGCAACAACCCCTAACCGTCAGACAGTCATTGTTGATGCTGTAACCACAGTAGGAAACGATGAAGGCGACATGGTTGAGATCCGCACAACTGACAACATTGAGAATATGACCCTTGGTAAGGGCAACACCTATAACTTCAAGGCAGGACAGAAGTACAAGGTTACACGTCACGTTGCTACTCACCTTAAGGAAAAAGGCTACCTGGCTGGCGTCATCTAAGGCGTAACTTTACGACTGAGCGGACTCTCGTCGGGTCCGCTTTTTCGTTTGTGCAGATTTTTAGGCTAATACACGCCATCATAGTACAGGCGTCTTTATGTAGGGAGTTTATGTGGCTACGATCTCTGATCTACTCTCTCGAGTCCGTCTAGAGCTTGGCGATCAGCAAAAGGCGTTTACCTTTAACGCAACAGGCGACGGCTCCACTAAAGTCTTTGCAACTGGCATTAAGCCAATGGAAGTTGAAAACTTATCGGTCAAGGTAGCTGGAAGCAGCATTGCGTACCCTACTGGCTACACTGTTGAGCAGAGCACAGGTATTGTCACCTTTGCTACAGCTCCAGCTAATAACGCGGCTATTGTCATTCAAGGCAATGTAGATCGCTACTTCCTAGATTCAGAGCTCACGGAGTTCATCAACGATGCTGTGAACCAGCACACATATAACCGCGTAGATTCCTACGGCAGCCAAGTTACTCTTGCTACTATCTCTGCAGTTGAGGAATACCCAGTAGCTATCCTCGCCTCTATCGAAGGGCTATGGGCTCTCGCTACAGACGCAGCTTTTGATATCAACATCACGGCCCCAGACGGCGTAATGATTCCACGTTCTGAGCGTTACCGTCAGCTTACAGAGATTATCTCTGAGCGTTGGAACCAGTACCGACTCCTCTGCTCACAGCTCAACATTGGTCTCTGGAAGATCGAGATGGGTACCCTCATCCGTACTTCCCGCACTACCAACAAATATGTTCCTATCTATGTTGGTCAAGAGATCGACGACTCTCGTATGCCAGAGCGCGTCTGGATCCAGAACAACCTTACTGGCCGCAACCCATTCCCTTCATATGCTCAGACTTACGATATTGTCCTTTACCAAGGAAACAGCTACCAATCTACATTTGATTTTCCATTTGATATTACGGGCATGGACTTTGAGGCGCAGATTCGCACCTACCCAAACTCTCCATCACTCTATGCAACGTTTGAAGTTACAGTCGTATCAACCTCTACAAGCTTAAGCACACTACAGCTTAACCTTGAGGTTAGCGATACTGAGTACCTTCCTCCACGTGCTTTTTGGGATCTAAGAGCTACCTCATCATCAGACTCTAACTGGGCTCAGACTTACATTAAGGGGCAGGTGTTTACCACTGAGGCGGTAACCCTTGACTACTAGTTGTAATAGATGTGGTAGTTGGCCGTGTAACTGTGGAGCCATTACTGTAACCCCTTCTGCGCCTATCGTTATCCAGGTCTCAACACCTACCCAGTACACCCAGTCTCAAACCACCCTTCAGGTCCTGCCTGGGCAAGGTGGGGCTAGAGGTATACAAGGTACGCAGGGCCTTCAGGGCTCTTATGGTGTACAGGGAGCTACTGGAACCAGTCTTCATAACATCTCTTATACCTATACCCAGGCTACCCCTTCGGCTACTTGGACTATTAATCATAATTTGGGCTATAACCCTAACCTTACAGTTCAAGATTCCGCTGGTACCATTGTTGAAGGCGAAATATCGTACACCAATTCGAACTCACTTACGGTCACATTCTCAGCAGCTTTTAGCGGATACGCGTACCTATCTTAAGGAGATAGTTCCATGGCACGTAAGTTTTTAACACCTATCAACCTCTCTCAACTAGAGCTGCAGAATGCCGCTATTCAAAACCTGGCAACTGCTCCATCAAGCCCAGTAACAGGTCAAATCTATTTTGATACAACACTTGGTTACCTCAGAACATGGAATGGCACAGCATGGCTTAACGCCAGCATTGGTGCTAACGGTGCTCAAGGAACACAGGGCATCCAAGGTGTGCAGGGCACACAAGGTATTCAGGGTACGCAAGGTATCCAAGGAGTTCAAGGTACCCAAGGCACTCAGGGAACACAAGGTACCCAAGGCACGCAAGGCATCCAAGGCCTAACTGGTTCTCAAGGTACACAAGGTACCCAGGGCATCCAAGGAATCACAGGTTCACAAGGAACTCAAGGCATCCAGGGAATTACTGGAGCGCAAGGTACTCAAGGTATTCAAGGCGTACAAGGAACCCAGGGTACTCAAGGTACACAGGGTGTTCAAGGCCTACAAGGTATCCAGGGAACTAACGCTGGAATCCTTTCAACTGATAGCAGCCTTAATATTAACGGCTCTGGTGTTCTTTCTGTCAACACCTCCGTTATAGCTACTAAGGCGTATGTTGATGCAACAGCAGAGGGACTTTCAGTACTTGAGTCTGTTCGCACAGATACCAACACTAACCTTAACTTAGCCTCTACTCTTACAACTCTTAACGGCGTAACCCTTGCTAACAACGACCGCGTGTTGGTTAAGAACCAGACTACCGCTACTCAAAACGGTATCTATATCTATAACTCTACATCTAGCTTACTTGTTGCGTCTACTAACGCAGAAGACACGAACCTTAAAGAAGGCTCGTTCGTATTCGTAGAAGAAGGTACCAACGCCGCACAAGGTTGGGTTATCACCGCTTACTCAGGTGGAGCTTCTACCTGGACACAGTTCTCTGCTGCTGGAGAGTACACAGCTGGTAACGGAATCACCATCTCTGGTGGCGCAATCTCAGCTAACTACGGTTCTGGCCTTACAGTTTCTGGCTCACAACTTGTAGTAGACACCAGCAAGGTTGTTGAAAAATACACAACTCTTATCGGTGATGGTTCAAGCACTAGCTACACAGTTACCCACAACCTAGGCACACAGAGCGCGATTGCAATCGTTTACGACGCATCAACAAATGCCGAAGTTGTTACTGATGTGGCTTACTCAACATCTAACACCGTAACAATTGGGTTTGCTGTTGCACCATCTTCAAACGCTTATCGCGTAGTAGTACACGCTTAATCTAGGAGCGCTTAATGTCCCGTAAGTTTGTTGTACCTATAGGGTTGCTAGCGTTAGCTAGTGACCCTGTTGGTCATGAAGCTGGGGACGCTTACTACAGCACGACATTAAATGCTATTAAGACATTTGATGGAACTAACTGGACTGCACAATCAAGCACTACTTTGGCTGATCTTGATGGGGGAAGTGCTACTTCTAACTACGGCGGCATTACTTCCATTAATGCTGGCACAGCGACAGGATGAGGATAAAATAACCTAATGGCTATTCAAATTCAACTTCGCCGCGACACAGCTGCCAACTGGACGTCTGCAAACCCAACTCTAGCTAGCGGTGAACTTGGCTTAGAGACAGACACAGGCAAGTTTAAAGTCGGTAACGGCTCTACTTCTTGGACATCTCTTTCTTACTCTTCAGGTATTCAAGGCGTTCAAGGCGTTCAAGGAACCATGGGTTACACAGGTTCTCAAGGCGATATTGGTCCAGAAGGTGCTCAAGGCACACAGGGCGTGCAAGGCACTCAGGGTATTCAAGGAAACCAGGGAACTACTGGTATTCAGGGTGCTCAGGGAACACAAGGCGTTCAAGGTACTCAAGGCTTGCAGGGACTTCAAGGGGTCCAAGGTACTCAGGGCATCCAAGGAATTTCGGTTCAAGGTACTGCAGGTACCTCTGTAACAATTCTTGGTTCATATAATACTTACGCAGCTTTAGTAGCCGCACATCCAACAGGTAATAACGGAGACGGCTATATCATTGACCCTAACCTTTGGGTATGGGAAGGTACACAGTGGGTTAACGTTGGAATTATCCAAGGACCACAAGGAACAAATGGTACGCAAGGAACTCAAGGAGTTCAAGGTGTTCAAGGACCTCAGGGTCTACAAGGCACCCAAGGCATTCAAGGAACCCAGGGTGTTCAGGGAGTTCAAGGTCTTTTAGGTATTCAAGGATTTGTTGGCCTTCAAGGATTAACTGGTGCCCAAGGAACCCAGGGTGTTCTAGGTACACAAGGGGCGCAAGGTACACAAGGAGTTCAGGGAACCCAAGGTGTGCAGGGTACCCAGGGTACTCAAGGCATCACTGGAGCTCAAGGAGCAACTGGTACACAAGGTGCAACAGGACAAACTGGAACCCAAGGAACTCAAGGAGTTCAGGGGGCCCAGGGTACTCAAGGCATCCAGGGTATCCAAGGAGTAACAGGTGCTCAAGGCACTACAGGAGATCAAGGCACCCAAGGCACCCAAGGCACCCAAGGCACCCAAGGCACTCAGGGTATTCAAGGACTCCAGGGAGTTCAGGGGCCTCAAGGTACTCAAGGTACTCAAGGTACTCAAGGTACTCAAGGTATCCAAGGAAACCAAGGTCTACAAGGAATTCAAGGCATCACAGGTTCGCAGGGAACTACTGGTCAAACAGGAGCTCAGGGAACCCAGGGAATTCAAGGTGTTCAAGGTCTTCTAGGTATTCAAGGCTTACAGGGAAACCAAGGAACCGTTGGTATTCAAGGAGCAACTGGTACTCAAGGAACGCAAGGTATTCAAGGTGTTCAGGGCACTCAAGGTGTTCAAGGAACCCAGGGAATTCAGGGCACTCAAGGAACACAGGGCACACAGGGAATTACAGGTTCTCAAGGAACTACTGGCACAACAGGCGCACAGGGAATTACAGGTACTACTGGTATCCAAGGTGTACAGGGTACACAAGGCCTACAAGGACTGCAAGGTGTTCAGGGCACTCAAGGTATTCAAGGCCTTATGGGTGCTACAAGTACCGCTAACGCTCACCAATCTGTAAACCTAGCAACTGCCTCCGCAGTGCTTCCTAACTCTCCAACGTATACAAACGGAACTGCCGACCTTAACGGCGGAACAGGTATTGGTGCTAACCTTACTGCCACTACATTTGGCGCTTTAGTAGTTGACAGCGTAACTGTTACCTCAGGACAAAGAATCCTCGTTAAGGATCAAGCAAACGCAATTCAAAATGGTATCTACACAGTTACCACTGTTGGATCTGGTTCTGCGTACTGGGTTCTTACCCGTTCATCAGATTACAGCAACTCAGTGTCAGCAGAAGATGTTGAGCCTGGTGACTACGTTACCGTTCTTGCTGGAACCGTAAACGCGATTACTACGTGGATTCAGTACGACGTGGGTTCAAATTCTGATGAATCTATTAAACTTGGCACAGACGCAATCAACTGGACTAAGACCTCTGGTGTAGGTTTACAAGGCCCTACAGGCCCTACTGGCGCTGGTGGAACAATTGCTTACTATGGTTCATTCTTTGACACCACAACTCAGTCTAATGCAGGCTACCCTTCAGCGGCTAACGTTGTTGCTATCAACAGCACTGGCGTAAGCAATGGCGTATCTGTTGTGTCTGGCAATCAACTTACCTTTACTTACGCTGGCACTTACCTTATTAACTTTATTGGCCAGTTCATTACTACTGGCGGTGGAAGCAATTACCAAGTAACAGTTTGGTACACCAAGAATGGCTCACCAGTAACAGGTGCTGCATACACATTCACCACTGCTGGAGTCAACGAGCAAGTATCTGCAAACGTAGAAAACACTTTGACTTTGGCTGCTGGAGATTACATCCAGTTCTACTGGTACTCAAACAATCAGTACATGCAGTTGGTACCGACTTCGGCTGGAACATCACCAACCCGACCATCTGCACCTAGCCTTGTAGTCAATGCGATGCAGGTTACATATACACAGGCTGGACCGACAGGAGCCACTGGTGCTCAAGGCATTACTGGTACACAAGGCATCACGGGTTCTCAGGGAGCAGTTGGTTCTCAAGGAACAACGGGAACACAGGGCACCACTGGGGTCACAGGTGCACAAGGTACTCAAGGAATCCAAGGAATCCAAGGAAACCAAGGCACACAAGGTATCCAAGGAATAACTGGTTCTCAGGGACTTACTGGGGCTCAGGGAATCACTGGTTCTCAAGGCGCTACTGGGGCTCAAGGAACGCAAGGCGTTCAAGGAAACCAGGGAGCTACTGGTATTCAAGGAAACCAAGGAACTCAAGGAGTTCAGGGTGTCCAAGGAACCCAAGGTATCCAGGGCAACCAAGGTACTAATGGCATCCAAGGAACTACTGGAGCTCAAGGACTTACAGGATCTCAAGGAACTATTGGAACCCAGGGTGCAACAGGTTTTCAGGGAACTCAAGGAGTTCAAGGAACAATTGGTGTCCAAGGCTTCACAGGTATTCAAGGCTTAACTGGTCTACAAGGACTTATCGGTTCACAGGGAACTACTGGTTCTCAGGGAACTGCTGGATTTGTTGGCTCAAATGGTTCTCAAGGTACAACTGGTGCTCAGGGAACCGTGGGTGCTCAAGGTGCCACAGGAACTCAAGGCCTAACAGGTTCACAAGGAGCAACAGGTACCCAGGGTCTACAAGGTACTCAGGGCGGTTCAGGAATTGTTACTGTTGGCAATGGCCTTCAGTACACCTCTGGAACTTTATCGCTACAGGCTGTTACAGGTACTGGATATACAACTGTACTATCTACAAGTCCAACTCTTACTACTCCAGTTATTGGTGCTGCAACAGGTACATCCCTAGCGCTTCAGTACACAGCTAATACAACTACTAACGCAGGAGCTCTTGCTGTTGGTGGCAATACAACGACGTCTACTGGACAGCTAGCTACCTTCGTAGGCGCTGATACCCAGTACGCAAACGTAATTCTTCAGAACTCAAACAGTGCCAATACTGCATATGCAGCGTTTGTTACAGCTAACGATCAATATGCTTCTAGCGGCTCTTATATGGAGATGGGTACTAACAGCAGTACCTACGCATCCTCTAACGGTCTTGGATATCCAGCTAACTCGTTTACCTTACAGGGGGTTAACTTCCTTGAGGCTAACAACGGTGATTTCACCATTGGTACCTGGACAAACAACGCTATACACTTCGTTGTAAACGGCCAGACCAACACAGCTGATGCGCTTACGATTGCAACCTCTGGAGCTATCACAGCATCCAGCACCATCACCTCTACAGCATTTAAGACATCTGGTGGAACAGCTAATCAGATTGTTAAGGGTGACGGTTCGCTATCTCAGGACTTTACAGCTCTAACCCTGTGCTTTGGTGGGCTCTAACGTAGCCAAATCATTCCGACATCAGCTGTCGGTCTTAGATTAGCTTCTTTCCAGCCGCCTGAGGTCCAGGCTTCTTCATGCTTGGATACCCACTCTACTAGGGCAAACGTGTTGTCTTCTTGTAGTGGGAACCACTCTTCAGGTTGATCTAAATGGTTAACAATGAATTGAGGTGCGTACTCTCGGTATCCAAGGTTGTAAAGGTAGTCCAGTTGTAGCTCATGCTCTGTAAGGGTAGCGTCAGTCCACTCAAAGGTAAGCATCCCATACTTCTGAGCCATGCCCTTAAAAACCAGCCACTCAGCACCTTCTACGTCAACCTTAATGAGCTCAGGTGTACCGTAAGCTCTTACTAAAGAATCTATGGTAGTGGTATTAACAACTACCTCTCTATAAGGCTTACCTGCATACGGCATAGTCTCATCAGTAAGCCAGTCCTTATTAAGTGTAGACAGGCCATCCTCATCAGCTTCATAGAAGGTAACAGTCTCGTTATCCACATTAGAAACTGCATATTTAAGAGGCACAACATTAGAGTTGTAGATAAAGTTACTGACCAACTGCTTATAAACGCGAGGGGCGGCTTCTACAGCTATAACTCTAGCTCCCATACTTAGGGCCACTAGGGTGGCATCTCCGCGGTTAGCTCCAATATCAAAGACCAGCATTAGGATCTATCCTTTTCAAATTGTCGACAATTGCTGAACGGTAGTTATCTTTAATGTTCATAAGTAGCATGGTGTGAAAGAGGTCTTTAGCCTCTTCTACGCGACCTACCCACCAACCACATACAGCACGCTCAAACATTAGTGAGTAATCGCCCTCATAGTCTAAAAAAGGATTTGAGTAGCTTCTGTCTTCCATACCGTCAACAAGGTCAAGCCCGATACCAGACCAAGTATACGCCTCTTGCCATTCGCCGTTGCGCTCATGGAACCTAGACATCAAGAAATAACCCTCTACCTCATTTGGGCAAAGCTCAACTGCCTGCAAGATACAGTTACTAACTGTATATTTACGATCGTTTTGGTTTTCAAAGCAAATAGATGTACGCAATAAAGATTGGTACGCCAGCTTACGGTGCGTCTCATATCCATACTCTGCCGTGCGAAGATAGAAAGAAACAGCCGAGGCGGTCTGCCCTAGGCGGTCGTACTCTTGTGCGCAGGCAAAGTTAAGCTCAGGATTAAACGGATCCTTAGAAAGTTCAACTACTAGTTCTTCAATTTGCATAGTTAAGAGCCTCCATGATCAAGTCTTCCACCACAAGCTTTGGGGTACGAAGTACGAATGCTGCGTTATCTTGGAATCCAAACGAGATAAGCAGATCTTCTCCCTGGATGGCGGCGCCTACAGCAAACTCAATTCGAGCATCTAGGAACGAGAAGGTGTTGGAGTAACCGATTAGATTAAGCTCGTTATCCCAAAGGACTAGGCGGTGGCGATAGATACCGTCCTTCTGGTTAAGGTAATTCTTGAAAAGGTTGACCTCATGGGTAATCGCAATGTACATGTTGCCCCACTTGACTACCTGTGAACCACCCCGTTGGTCGGATGGTGGAGTAGGGGCTTGCTTTACAAATACCTGTTCGACCTTAGGCTCATTAGGATCAGCCAAAACTAGCTCAGTAGGAGATGTCCACTTAATGAAGTGGAACGGTGCGTCTAAGATGCCATACCAGTTCTTCTCACAGTATGAGTTGTCCTCACCAGGAGCTGGTATGCGTGTGCGCTGAACTTCCTTAACTGTCCAGTTAGCTTTATCAATCTCAATCTTGCTGTATTCCATGCGGCCTTCGCCATGGGCGGTAGTGTCGCGGCGAACGCCTACTAAGTAGTACTCGCCCTCCCACTGATACATGCGAGCGTCCTCTAAGCCTACAAACTCCCAGATTGGAGTATGCAGTTCAAGCATTTCTACCTTGGCGTAGTCAGTCATCTCTAAGTTTGGGTTGAGACGGCATACGTAGTTTTCGGTGCGCAGGTGCTGATCCTTTTCAGGATGAAGGTAGGAGAGCGGGCCCCAGCGGCTAGGGAAGAGCTGCTCGTTCTCAGAGTGGTAGAGCGTGTAGTTGACGTGGCGCAGATTGACCAGAATATCCCCGTCGTCGTCTATAAAGACCGAGGGGTTCATTAGTCCAGTACCTGCTGTCAGGCCCTTTTCTATTAAGAGAGGAGCTAGTTTTCCACCTTGAGCCACGGCCCGTTGCACCAAATTCATATGCACAGTGTATCAGGTTCAAATGCCGTACCCTATAAGGATGCGTGGAATCCAGCCTGGCGGTCGTTTTGACATCGCCTACGAGACTAGTTCACTGCTTGATGGCATCGACTCCGAGGTTACCAAGACGGTAGGAACTGTTGTTCAGTGGTGGGTTTATAACGCGGCAGGTACTACTGTAGATCCAATCTACGATGTAGGCTCCATCGGCGGCGGTCGTCTATGGCACGGCCCATTTGACCTACCTGTTATCAAGGCAATTGTTAAGCAGGGTGTTGTGCAGGAAGACGTTCGAGGCTTCTACAACACTGAATCTATCCACCTGCTTATTGACGCCAATGACGCTGAGGCCATCTACCCTAACGTCTTTATGAACCCAGAGCTGCAGGACCGCAGCCGTATTGTCTGGAACGGTAGCGTTTACCGCCCTAATAATGTCCAGCCTCGTGCCATTATTGCCAACCAATATACCCTTCTATTTGTCGAATGCCTTCAGGTCATGCCTGAAGAAATGGTTAATGACACCCAGTTTGTCCAGTATGCCAGCCCTGTCCCAGATACATTTGAGGAGCTTAGCTGATGCCATTTAAGTCAAAAGCTCAAGAGGCTTACATGTTTATCCATCACCCTCAGATGGCCAAGCAGTGGGCCAAGATCACTCCTAACCCTCAGTCTCTACCAGAGAAGGTAAGTAAGAATGCCAACAAGTAAAAGCCCTAAGAAAATAGTCGCTAAGAAGACTGTCAAGGTAGCTGGCCAAAAGCACGTTGTCGAGAAGAAGGCTAACGGCGAGATTGATGTTGCACATCCAAATGGCGGAAAGACCTACAACCTTTCTAAGCTGGCTGGAGCCAAGACCATCAAACAAGGAACCGCTTCAGTCAAGAAGTGGCACAGTACCCACCCTAAGAAAGGCGGCAAATAATGGCGCTAACACACTCAGTTGTAACCCTTAACGCTTCAACAGCTGTAGCCCTTAATACGGATCCTGCAGTAACTACCTCTATTGAGGCTCGTAACAAGTGGCAGTACGGCACAATCTCTATCCAAAATACTGACGCAACAATTACAGTCTACCTAGGCGGGTCTACCGTCAGCTCTTCTTCTTATGGCGTTCAGCTTATTGCTGGAGCTTCAGTAACCCTAGACAGCCTTGGACCTGAAGACGTCATCTACGCAATTGCAGCCTCAGGAACTCCTAAAGTTGCGACCTTGATGGTCACCACTGCATGAGCATCCGCATAACTAAAAAGGGCGAGAGAATCAGCGTAGCTACCGCATCTCAGTCCAAGAACACCATTAAGATCAAGAAACCCTAAGGAGTAGGACATGGATAAGAAGAAAAAGAAGCCACTAGGCGAGGGCTCTCGCTTTGAAGATATTGAAAAGAAGGCAGCTAAGTCTGGCGCCAAGAACCCAGCGGCTGTTGCTGCTGCAGCAGGCGACAAGAAGTACGGAATTGCTAAGATGGAGAAGCTTGCTCAAAAGGGCAAGAAAGACGCTAAGAAAGGTAAGAAATAATGTGCATGTCATGTGGATGCGGTAAGAAGAAAGGCGAAGCTGGATACGGCAAGGGCAAGATGGCTGCTAAGAAGGCCGCTGCTAAGCCAATGGCTTCTATGAAGAAGATGGGCAAGAAGAAGTAAGTGGCCCACAAAGATTCAAAATGGGAGAAGGGGATGACCCCGGCCCAGAAGGAAAAGTTTGAAAAGAAGGACGCTAAGAACGACAAGGCGCTAGCCGAGGAGATCAAGAAGTCCGTCAAGCCAAAGAAGGCCACGAAGACCAAGAAGTCTAAGTAATGCTTAGCCCCCGAAAGGGGGCTTTGTCATTTATCCTTAAATAGTAGTCCTGTGCGGGACTGCGGCTATACCTTGCGAACACCCTGCTTCCATTAGGAGTTACGATGGCTAATATCATCTTTGGCGATAAAGATGGCTTCGAAGAGTCAATCTTTCAAAACCTGCCAGGCGCAAGAGATAACCGTAACAATCTACTAATGGTCACAGCGGCGTTGTTGCTGGGTAAGAAGATTAAGTGAACCTCCAGGACGATCCCGAGGTAACCCGAAAGATAAACAGCCTGTTAACAGGCGCCTTTCGCACGCACGCAGTAAAGACTGGGTGGACAAAAGACCTAGCAGATGCGGTAACCGTACGCTTTGACGGCGATAACTTTGAGTATGTGATCAACCCTGCCTATAAGGAGAAGGTTGATAATGCTGAGTATGGCGACGGATCAAGCGGCCCTAAGCGAGCCATGTTTACCTTTACCCATGAAGCCAGCGAGATCATTGCTGATGTAGCTGACGAAGCAATTATGGATTACATCTTTGGTGAGCAGCAGGGGGAGATCGCCTAATGTTTATCCTACGAGAAGACTTAGCCCTAAAGAACTGGCTATCAGGTATCAAAGTATCTGACGGCGTTAGCTCTATGCGCCCTGTTCAGGTTTGGTTTACCCTGCCTGAAGTTGAAGTTCGTTCTCAATCCTACCCTTACATCACCATAGACCTTATTGATATTCGTCAGTCAAATGAGCGCCAAGCGTCTGGCACAATCTATGACGCAGACTTTGGCGGAACAGTAGCCCCAGAAGATGGAGTGGTCTACTCATACGAGTACCCAGTTACATATGACCTTTACTACCAGATCACCACATACTCTCGTAACCCACGTCATGATCGAGCCCTGCTTAATGTTTTTATGAAGTACGCAACCCCAGGCAAGTATGGTCATCTTCCACTTCCAAATGACTATGGAACTGACGATACCAACACTACCTATGAGTGGCGCCACATGTTTGTGGAAGGCTTTGTAAAACGCGACGTTATCGAAGATAACCGTCGCCTATTTAGAAACACAATAACTGTTCGCGTGCTTACTGAGCTAACTCAGGAAGCCGCAAGCAACGCTCTCTACGAAGTAGAGAACGTAGACATCACGACGAATATATCGAGCATACCAACTGGATACACCCCGGTCCAAGATACGGTCACTTCCGACTAACCAATCAAGGAGATATAAATGGCAGTTTATCAACAGCCAGGCGTATACGTTCAAGAAGTCTTGAGCGCAGTACCGCCTACAGTTGGAGCCTCGACAGCCGCTATAGGAGCATTCCTAGGAGCTATCAACCAGGGTCCTCTAACACCTACAGTAGTAACCAAGTGGTCTGATTTCGTTAACCTCTACGGAGGATTTGTTGGCGATGCTACAGACAACCTACGTCTTGCAGTCAAGTCTTTCCTAGTAGACAACAATGGTGGAGCTTGTGCAGTCCAGCGTGTACTAGGTACTGGAACAGCTACATCTACCCAGTCTTTCTATGACAGCTCAGGAACTGGCGGAACAGCTGGTTCAGCAATCTCTATCGTTATCTCTGCAGCCAACCCAGGCGCATGGGGCAACAAGATCTATGTAGACATCGTAAAGACAACAGCTACAGCTGCAACCTTTACTCTTGTTGTTCACGTAGGCGATGGCACATCCTCAACAATCGTTGAGACATGGCCTAACCTATCTATGTCATCAACAGACCCACGCTACGTAGTTAACTTTGTTAACAGCAACTCAAAGTATGTAGTCGTTTCTCTTCCTTTGTCAAATGGTACAACAGCTTCTTCACCAGCTAACGTCCCTGTGTCACAAACCGCACAGCCATTGGCTTCTGGTGTAGACGCTACAGGTGGACAAACAGCTACTTCTGTTGCTGGAGCTGTAAACAGCTTTGACACCATCACTCAGACCTTGGTGCTTAACGCCCCAGGAATTACTGATGCTACAAACGTAAATACAATCTTGGCATACGCAGCTACACGTGGAGACGTGTTCGTAGTCATCGACCCTATCGCTGACACAGTAGCTAACCAACTAACCTTGGCTGCTTCTTACACCTCAACCTCTTACGGCGCTGTGTACTACCCACAGATCACAGTTGCTGATCCAACATCTTCTGCCCCAGGCGTAGTGCGCACGATCAACCCTGGTGGAGCTGTTGTAGCTCAGTACCTTGTAACAGACCACGTAACTGGGCCATTCAAGGCTCCAGCTGGTATCAAGACACGTATTGGTGGAGCTGTATCAGTTGCAGCTTTGACCAACACTAACTTGGCTTCAATGAACAGCGCTGCTGCCCCTGTTAACGCAATTCGTTTCGTTCCAGGCTCAGGCATCGTAATCATGGGCGCTCGTACCCTACAACCAGGGTACTCAACAATGTACGTGCCCGTCCGTCGTTCTCTTCAATACATTGAAAAGGCGCTTACAAACCTTACACAGTTTGCAATCTTTGAGCCAAACGATCAACGTCTATGGCGTCAACTATCAGCAACTGTAGGTAACTTCCTCACAGACTACTGGCGTCAAGGTGGTTTGAGCGGTTCAACACCAGCTCAAGCTTTCTACGCTGTCTGCGATAGCACAAACAACACATCAGTAACCATCAACAATGGTGAGCTTCACATTGATGTGGGTGTTGCCCTAGAACGTCCAGCAGAGTTCGTCGTAATTCGTATTTCACAATACGACGGCGGCACAACAGTAACCACAGCATAAGGAGATAAATAAACATGCCAACTAATGACGTTTCACGTTGGGGTTCGGTTGCGACTGATCCGCTACGTAATTTCCGATTCCAGGTTGAGTTCTTGCCTCCTTCAAACGGTGGTACCTACTTTAACCCTGCGTCAACAGCAGCAACAACAGGCTTCTCTGGTGGATTCACCAGCGTATCTGGCCTAACCATCAACACACAGGCTATTGCCTACCGTGAAGGTGGATACAACACTACTGTTCACCAGATCCCTGGAATGACAACATTCAACCCTATCGTGCTCAGCCGCGGTATGGTCTATGGTCAAGATCAAGCTATCACATGGATGCGTGCCCTATTTGCAGCAGCAGCTGGCGATGGAATCGCACTAGGTTCTTCAGACTTCCGTTTAGACCTTAACATCTATGTAAACGATCACCCATCAACAACAAGTGCACCGAACTCAGCTTCTGGCGCAGCAGGATCAAACACACCTCTTGTTCTCTTCCGCGTCCACAACGCTTGGATCAGCACCTTGTCATACAACGATCTAAACGGTACAGACAACAATATCTTGTTTGAGGGTATCACCCTTGTCCACGAAGGCTTGTCAGTTGAGTTCGTTGATAGCACAGGAGCACCATACACAGGAAAGAGTGGAGTGGCTCCAGCCGCTTACTAATACTTAACAAGGAGAACAATTCGTGTCACAAATTACCGATGCAGCCACAATTAATAAACTATCCGAACAGATGTCTCTATCCAGCGGAGAGCCAAAAGTCGAAGTTACGACTGAGGCTCCCGCTGATAGCAGAGTCCATCTACCTGGAGGTTATATTAAGCCTGATGGCACTGTAGTCAAATATGTAGAAGTCCGAGAGCTTAACGGAATCGATGAAGAAGCTATCGCTAAGTCTGGTACACCAGCCAAAGCGCTTCTGACAATTCTTGCCCGTGGGCTTGTTGACGTCGACGGAGATCGACCATCCAAAGATGTCTTGGATGCCCTTCTTTCAGGAGACAGAGACGCAATCATGCTGGGTATCCGAAAGGTTACGTTTGGCAAAGAAGCCAAGCTTGAGTCTTTTTGCCCAACATGCGAGAAGGTTCATATCTTCGACATTGACCTAGACAAGGACGTCAAGGTTACTGAACTAGATAACCCGATCGACGACCGCAGTTGGACAGCAAAGATCAAGAAGGGCGAGGTCACTTTAGTACTTCCTAACGGCATTACCCAGCGTAAGGTCATGGAAGCATCAGATAAGACTACCGCCGAGATCAACACCATGATCCTGTCTGGATGCGTTCTAGCTGTTAATGGCTCACCTGCACGTCCGAACACCGTACTAGAACTTGGCATACAAGACCGTGAAACTCTCATCTTAGAGATTATGGACCGCAACCCTGGTCCCCGCCTCATGGGGGTGACAAAGGCCTGCGAGGCATGTGGAACAGAAGTTGCTGTACCGCTCAGCCTGGCTGCTTTGTTTCGCCTATAAGGAAAAAGATTATGAGGCCTTGCTTGACCAGTACGAATGGTTAACAAGGGCGTTTACTGGATGGACGTTAGCCGATATTCGCAACATGTCCTTCAGAGAACGTAAAAACTGGATTGAACGTTCACGTAGATAAGTAAGGAGGTTAGTATGGCTGGTTCAGGTATGGACAATCTTAACTCAAGCATTGGTCAGTTTAATTCAACCCTTGAGAGAACTAAGAACTCCATTTCTGGCATTGTCCAGGAGATTACTACCTTTGCCGACGCCATGCGTGGCGGAGTCTCATCTACTAGCGGTGGAAGCAGCGCTGTACCTCAAGGCTCCAGCGCAGCTACTCCTCGCTTCTCTGCACCTTCTTCT